TTGGGAGCTTGACCAGTACACTATGGAGCAGTTTGTAGCCAAACGGAAAGGATTCATGAAGCGCGAATTGTCGGAGTGGCATAGGGTCAGATTTGTGGCTTATTATTCGGCTGTAGGCTATTTGAAGAAAGGCACAAAGATGAGTGATTTGTTAGAGCTTCCAGGCGATCCGAAACGGTTAAAGGACTTGAAAGGTGAGGAGCTGAAAGAGTGGTACGAAAAGCGTAAACAATTAGAAATAAAAGCAGGTTTAAGAGATGGCTGATAATGAAATAAAATTAATTATTAACGCGGATGCCTCAGGCCTTGATAAGGCTACGAATTCCGCAGTGAAATCTCTTACACAGATTAATCAAGCGAGTGGCAAAGCTCAATATGCCCTCACCAATCTATCACGTGTAGCTTCGGATGCTCCCTTTGGATTTATTGCAATTCAGAATAACTTAGATCCGCTGTTAAGTTCGTTTGGGCAGCTGCAAAAAGAGACTGGTTCCGTAGGTGGTGCCTTAAAGGCTTTAGGCTCATCGCTTGCAGGGCCGGCCGGTATTGCGGTGGGTTTCAGTGTGGTTTCTGCGCTTGTTACAACTGCAATACAGAAGTATGGGAGTTTAGGAAATGCAATTGATGCACTATTAAGTAAGACTAACCAACAAGCTGAAACGCAAAAGAAGATAAATGAAATTTATCTCAATGCTCAATCTTCCACTCAATCACAAATTGAAGAAATAACTGCACTTGCTAAAGCAGTTAATAACTCAAATTTACCTTACGAACAAAGGGTTAATGCTCTAACTAGGCTTAAGAAAATTAATGAAACCTATTTCAAAGATTTAAAGATTGAAAAAGGAGAGGTTATTGGTTTAACAAAGGCGGTTGATGAATTAACAAAATCATTGATTGCTGAAGCTGTTGTAAAAGGGTTTAAAGAAGAAATAGGAAAAACAGCAATTGAGTTAACTAAGCAAAGAGCAGCACTTGAAAAGAATCTGTTATTATATGATAGTTATCAAAAACAAATAGCAGATGTTGAAAAGTCTCAATCTAAACTTAACGTAGTTGGTGCAAGTGGAACAGGTATTACTTCTAATGCATTTGGAGGGAAACTTGAAGCACTTCAAAATAATTTAGGTAATGTTAAAAGTGAAATAGATGGACAAATTAAATCTGTTTCAGACCTTCAAAATGGGTATAATCAACTAAGCACTGAACTGGGAAAAGCAGTTGATGAAACTTTAAAATTTAAAGTACAAAGCAAGGATAAAAATAAGGAGGACAAGCCAGAAGGTCGTATTCTTATTCTAAAAACAGTTAAAGCCACTACAGTTGCATTAACTGAGATGGGGCAGGCAATGAGAAATTCGCTTATTGACCCATTTGCTACTCAAAATGTTTTAGATGAATATACCAATAGGTTAGCTGCAAATAGAGATGTTTTTGCTGATACTAAAAATTCAATTGCTAATATTGGAAAAGAATTGCAAAAAAATGCTGAAAGTGGTAAGGAATTATTCAATTTAGAAAAACTCAAACAATATTCAGATTTATTAATCAATACATTAAGCCCAGCTTTTACTAACTTATTTGAAGATATACTTTCAGGTTCTAAAAATGCTTTGTCAGCTTTTGGGCAAGCGATTGCAGGTGTAATAAAGAAATTAATTGCAGCCGCTGTTACAGCTGCAATATTTGCGGCTATTATTTCAGTTGCTTTCCCAGGTTCTGCCGCAGGTGGCGCCTCATTCGCTAAAAATTTCAGCGGTATTTTTGGACAACTTGCTGGCTTCAAATTCGCAGACGGTGGCATTGTAACCGGCCCAACACGCGCTTTAATCGGTGAAGCAGGTCCTGAGGCGGTTATACCATTATCTAAATTGGATAACATCGTTGGCGGAAATAAAAACATCTTTGTAACTGGTATTTTGAGCGGTGAAAATATTTACTTACAACAGCAACGAACAAGCGCGCGGAGGAGTAGATTTGTATAATGGCTTATTATCTTACATATACGGCAAATTTTACCAACGAACAGAATCAGCTTGTTGAGGTTAATATTTACGAACTTGACCCAGATGTAATCCCTACAAGTGTCATCAACTTCCATATAACACAGTGTAAGGTTAATACTATTTCAGACGAGCAAGACAGTTATGCGACTATATTAAGCAAGGAACTTGAATTTAGTCTTTGGTCGGATGTTGGCAGTACGTTAACATGGGAAACTTTTATAACATCTTCGCACAATCAATGGAAAGTTGAAGTTATCAGCAATAGCTATACCTATTTCATCGGATTCATTACACCTGATGAAGGTAATAGTCCTTTTCAGGATCAGCCCTACGAAATTAATCTAAAGGCAACGGATAGCATTGGACTATTGAAAGGCTACGAGCTTGTTGATGTTAACGGTGACGAATTCGAGAATTTCAATTTGCTGATAGACTACATCGCAGGGGCTTTAAGCAAAACTGATTTAGGCTTACCAATTATGGCCTATTGCGGATACTTTTGGAATTCGATGTATGACAAGAGCGATGCGCTAACCTATGACCTGTTTAATCAAGCCGAAGTTTCCGCACGTACTTTCCTAAAAGAGCCAGGGCAGTATGAAAATTGCTACGATGCGCTGAAGATTATTCTGCAAGGTTGGGCGCACGTTGTACAACATAAAGGGAAGTGGCAGATTGTAACCTTAGCAGAACGCCAATATCTGCCCGGTAGTTGGTACTATGTAGACTACACAAGTGCAGGTGCTGTATCAAGCGGCAGTACTGCTTCAATAGTCGGCTCAAATGTTGGAAGTGATGAAGTAATTTATCCGATAAATGAAAGCCAAACAATCAGCTCTAAATTTGCCAACAGGCAGGTAGTGAATCAGTTTGATTATGTTGTGCCAACTGATTTGGTCAATAATCAGGCGCTGCAAAGGTTAGGTACTTTTAATTCAGGGGCTGGAGGTTATAATATGGTTGGTTGGACACACTACAAAGGGCAGCCAACTTCACAAAGCGCATCAAGTGTATATGCTTTTATAAAGCAAGATGTTGACGGATTCGGAAACATGACAGACCGCTACTATGTAGTTCCAATAGACTCAACTGCACCAAATACACAGCTCGAAAATTACATAAGAAACAATAACATAGATTTCTTTGTCGATAATGGAGATAAAATAAGCATATCTGTAACATCCCGGACAAAAGTGGATGAATCAGTCGGTACACTTTATTTGGCTTCGTTAATTATATTGAAAGATGGGGCAAGTGGATCAAGTACCGGTGATTGGTACAGTCTTGATAATTCAGGTAGTTGGTTGAATACTCCAAATAGCGCTTTTGCTCAATACTCTACAACTGAAGATACTACACTATGGAAATCTTTCTCAGTTGACAGTGTGCAGGTTCCTGCCTCAGGTACTTGTTTTTTGCTGTTGGGTCGAGGTGATGTGCAAACAAGTGGCAATGAAGTATATTTTAAGGACATCAAAATAGACCTGCAACTTTCTTCACGCGGTTCTATTTTTAATTTGACAGGTGATAAACATATCAATGCACAAACAACTGTTTTTCCTGATACCTATCAGGGAACGGTGCAAATTTCAGATAGTCCAAAGAAAATTATTAAGGGGTCGTTATTCTGTACAATATCCTCCGTTCGTTATTTGATTTCTACTTCCTTTTGCAGATATCCGAACAGCGAAGTGCTAAATTGGAAGCAGCTAATTAATCGCGGAAAGTATAACCAAACTTATCGTAGATTTTTGAAAATTGAGGGCGATTTCACAAACGAAACAGCTGCTCCTTTAGATTTGGCGAAGCGTTATACATTCACCAATATTTCACCAAATCGTAAGTTTGTACTTGTGCCAAGTGTAGAGGAAGATATGCTAACCGGAAATTTCCGCGCTACTTTTATGGAAGTTTACAAGGACTCCAACGATGGCACACAAACAGGAACAACAGACGAATTTAACTATATTTTTAAATAATGGCAGATCCAGTACTTGGCAGTAATGCCATCATGCGTATATTCAAAAACGGAGCTTACAGAGACTTTGTTTGCGCTACAGATATATCCATCGAATTTACAACAGAATTGAAACCTACGAAAACCGTAGGTGATGGTGTGTGGAAGCGATACAAGCCGCAATCATTGGGATATACGGTGAGCCTTAACGGAGTGATGAAACTCAACGAAACGGATGCCGCTGCTTTTGATTTGTTGGCTGAGCAAATCGCATTCCATGAGGTACTTTTTAGAATTACTTTTGAAGACAGCAGTTCGAACGTTAAGGCCATCTTTGGCAGCGGTGTGATAGAATCAAGCTCCTTCAACGGCCCTACGGAGGGCTTTACTACGGAATCGTTCAAAATAACCGGAACCGGTGAACCTGATATTTTCGACACGAAGACACCTTGCACAGCTACTTTATCGGCTAACATTAGCACTAGGGCGGACGATCCTGCACATAACTATCAGATAAATATCACAGCATCGAGCAGCGGCTGCGATTCAATCGGCTATTCCATTAACGGCGCGCCTGTTGTAATTACAGACTGGACGGGCAACACTACCGGAGTTATTCCGATACAGCTTGCAAGTGGCAGTAATACAATTTATGTAATCCCGATTTGCACAAACGGACTTTTTGCTACTGCGGTGACCTTAACACAAACAGTGTAAAATAAATTGGCCTAATTAGGGTGCAATTGATAAAATTTAAGTTATTTCGATTATGGCAGCGTTCAATAAATTTAATTCTTTCGTAGAAGCACTTGCTGAAGGTTACCATAACCTTGGAAGCGATGTGTTAAAGGTGATGCTGTCAAATACTTTGCCACTTGCTACTGACCTTGATACTGCCGACATCATAGAAATAAGCTCAGGTAATGGATACGCGGCAGGTGGCTTAACACTATCGAATGTAAGCAGTACACAAACAGCAGGGGTATACAAGCTAATTTGCGCGGATGCTACCTTGTCGGCTTTTGGTGGTAATATTGGGCCATTCCGTTACGCTGTTCTTTACAATAGTGATAACGATTTGCTGATAGGTTGGGCGGATTATGGCAGCAATTTAACGCTAAATAACGGGTATTCTTTTGTCCTTGATTTTAACCAGACTAACGGAATAATAAATATACAATGACATTTTTTGATAGAATAAAAGAAACTTCCACTTCGACCGGTACAGGTACTTTTACCTTATCCGGAGCTGTTGTCGGATACAAGACTTTCACTAACGGAACATATAAATATTGCATTGTAAATTCAACAGAAACAGAGTGGGAAGTTGGTGAGGGAACTGTTGCAAGTGGTGTACTTACACGTACAACAATTGAAGCCTCAAGTAATGCAGGAAGCGCGGTTAATTTTTCGGCCGGTACAAAATATGTGTTTAACACAGTCAGCGCGGCTTATGTTAATAATTTGGTACCCTACACCGGAGCGACTGCAAACTTAAATCTTGGAAATTTTAATGTATATGCTAATGCATATTTTAACGGATTTTCAAGTGTTACCGCTTCAGGTACTCAAATTGTTTTAACAATTAGTTCCCCTCCTGTAACGTTAGTAAGTGGCTCAGGTGGTCAAACTATAAAATTACCTGATGCGACTACTTTACCTAAGGGTACTATTTTTTCATTTAATAACAATCAAACTACCGGAGTTATTAATGTAAATAATAATAGTAATACACTTGTAAAAGCAGTTCAATCTGGGGCTTATTTAACACTTGAGTTAATAGATAATTCAAATGCAGCAGGAACATGGGATGCGCACTTTCAAACACCATCAAATGTTAGTTGGTCAACAAATACATTTGATTATACAGGTTCAATAACAAGTGCTACCTGGAATGGTGCAGTCGTGCAACCTAATAAAGGTGGCACTGGACAATCTACATTTACCGATGGACAATTATTAATAGGTAATTCAAGCGGAAATACATTAACTAAAGCTACCTTAACAGCAGGTTCAGGCATTAGTATAAGTAATGGAAATGGCTCAATTAGTATATCTTCATATTTTGCAAGTTTAACAACTACAGGATCAAGTGGAGCAGCTACATTAGTAAGCGGTGTTTTAAATATTCCTACGGTTACACTTGCTGGTCTTGGTGGTGCATCAGATAGCCTTGTTATGCATTTAGCAGGAACTGAAACAGCTACGGGTGTTAAAACGTTTAGCATAGGGCTTGCTACTACGACGGGGGATAATTTTATGAATACTTCAAGCGGAAATTTGCTTGTGGGATATGCGGCTACGCCTGGAACAAATACTTATAAGTTGAATGTTAATGGTGGAGGTTATTTTGCAGGAGATATAACTGCTATTTCATCAGCAACATCTATAATATTAAAAGGAACAAATACAAACATAGGTACAAAGGGTATATATTTTTATAATAATACATTAAGTGCATGGGTTAAATCTGTTCCTATTGGAGCTTCAGATATAGGAGATTTGCAACTTGGATCATATGGAGCAAATTTTATGACTACATCAGGGTCTTTAGCAGGGCCTACAAAAGTATCTATGCTTGTTTCTTTAGAAGGTTCTGAATTTATGGGTAATAGTGTAAATAGTGGATCGCATTATTATTCATTTAATAATTCAGAAAAAGCTGTTAGGATTGTATCAACAAGACTTGGATCTTATGGTCGTGGTGATTTTAAAATACTTGTAAGAACAGCACTAAGTTCAACAGATGCTGCTGATTCTGATGCAGCTATTTATATTCCAGGTTCTAATAGAAATGTAAGTATTAATAATGGAGCATCAGATATGGGTTATGCTTTAGGAATCAATGGAACTTTTAAAGCTACTGGTGTACTTCAACTTTCATCATATACAACTACCTCATCAGTTCCAGGCACAGTCGCAGGACTTTTAGGCTTCGACTCAAGTGGCAACATTATTACCACTTCAGCAAGTGGTGGCGGCATCTCAGGAAGCGGAACAGCAGGTCAGGTGACCTATTGGAGCGGAACAAGTTCTGTAACTGGAAGTAGTAATTTATTTTGGGATAATACGAATGCAAGGCTTGGAATTGGGACGAGTAGTCCTGCAAATGATTTATATATAAGCAAATCAGTTGGTTCAAGCGGGTCTGTTAATGCAACTTTAATAAATACAAGTTCAACTGGTGAATGTGCTTTAGTAATTAAAAATGATGTTTCAGAATATGGAGCATTAGAAATTTTTGGTTCAAGTTGGGTAGGTACTGCGCAAAGAAATTTAGTAGCATTTACATCTGGTGGTGCTAATGGTTTCAATATTATTTTATACAATAATTCTTCAACTGCACACTTTAGAATAACAACAACAACTTCACAAACGGAAAGATTTAGGATATTTGGAAATACTGGTAATGTATTAATCCAAAACGGAGGTACCTTTACCGACAACAACTATCGCCTCGACATAAATGGCACAGGAGCCACATCTGGCGCGCTGAGGGTGACGGGGGGATTGAGTTTATTTCAAGGTGGAAAAATGACTATTGCAGCGTGTACAACATCATACGCATCATTAAACATTCCAAGCGGCACAGCTCCAACAAGTCCTGCAAACGGTGATTTGTGGTTTGACGGCACAAATATTTACATTCGCGTAGGCGGTTCAACTAAAACATTTACAATAATCTAATATGGTAAACATCACACTCAAAGTAAAGTACTTTTATCTTATTGCAGCGGATTTACAATACAATCCTGCTTTTTTCTCTCAAACAACTAACAACGCTATCAGCCTCGCAACAGGTGGTAAATTAGAGGATGACAATGCTTCTATCGACATCGAAGTTGCAATGTTCGTCAGTGTATTCCAAACGTTATCACAAAAACCAGAAGGCCAGTATAATCGTTGTAACAGCGAGATGATGGCACAATTGGAGGCTCAGATTCAGGCAGGTGTACAAAGCGGAAATCCTGAGTGGATATCCCTTGCTACACAAGTAGAAGCCATCCGTAACAATAACTGGGCGGTAGCCGATAATCAGATTGCAAGTGGGAAAACTTTTATCGATAGTATCTAATGTTGTACTGCTGATAGTAACTATCTTATTATCAGCGGTACTTTTTCCAATTGGATTTATTTGGACGTTGATAAAGTCCAAAAAGATATACCTATACCTATACGTGATTGCTTACTCCATCGACCAGATGGGTAATGTTGTTTGTGCTTATATGTTTAATCGGCTGATAGTTAGGGCTGAGGTATTCGGAAACCCAGACGAAACTATCAGCTCCGTAATGTACCAAAATAAGCATAGACTAACAATGGCAGGTAAGATGTTGTATTGGCTGATTGAGAAAATAGATACAAGGCATTTCTTAGAGGCATATGAGGATAATAAAAAAAGTTGGTAACTTTATAAAAAAATAAACGACCATGAATTTGAAACTGCACGAACTTGTAGGACTGCACTATGAACTAAATGGAATTAAAGACCACAGCAAGGGCTTGATTGCTCAGAAAATGAGCATGAAAATGAAGATATTCTTGCACAGGATTAGCAAGATGACCGCTGAGGAAAATAAGACCTACGAAGAGCAAAGGCTGGAGCTTTACAAGAAGTATGGAGAGGAGAAGGACAATAGCGTGGTATTGTTGCCTGAAAATATTGTAGCATTCAACAAAGACCATGAAGACCTATTGATGGCTGAAAAGGAAGTGGATACAAAACCATTCTGGGGTGAGGCTAATATTGTAGAATTATTCGAGCAAATAGAAACGGATGAATACTATCCTATTTTTATAAAACTAATTGGAATCTAAAATTATGGAGCTGTCGCAAGTTATTTCGGTACTGTCACTACTTGGTGGAATAGTCGCAGTTTGGGTAAACACGCAAACTAAACTTAAAGAGGTGGAAATTAAATTGATGAGCCTTGAAAAACAGCTGGAAAACAGTTCGTTAAGGGATGGCACGCTTGAAAAGAAACTCGACACAATATTTTCCAAGTTAGAGAAAATTCAGATACAGCTCCAAAATAAACAAGACCGGCCATGAAGCAAATCATTACCGACATCAACGGCAGCCTATCTAGTAAGCGCGTGGTAATGTTTGTGCTGTTGCTAATGTTTATTGCTCACTGTATCACAAACCTGGTAACAGGTAAAGCACTTAGTCCAACGATAGCCGATCAATTGTACTATATGCTTATTTGGGTTAGTGGTACGGTCTTTGGTGAGCAGGTAACTAACCTATTTAAAAAATGAGGTACTTATTTATATTATTTCTTGCATCTTGTACAACCCAAAGCAAAGTAACTGCATGGCTTGAAAAACACCCAATAGAAGCAGCTACTTATTGCTCAGAGAAATTTCCGCCCATCATTATAGTAGACACGTTCACGACTACAGACACGGTAACAAATATTGAGGCTATCATATACACGGATAGCCTCTACTTTTACACCAACGACACTATCTACAAAGTAATTAGAGACAAAATAAAGCCATGCGTAAATAAGACCATAACAATACAAACAACGGTGATAGATAGTGCAAAGGTGGTGGTACTAAGTGGCAAATTGGCGATTGTTCAGAAAGATTTGAACGATGTACTTAACTCAAGAAATGAGTGGCGCAAGTGGTTTTTCATTATTATATTAATAGCTACAATTTTGATAATCATAAAAACGAAAATATGAGATACAATGAACTTGCAGCATTCATAGTAGGTGTGTTGCTTTGCGCTATTGGAGCTGCTTTATTTGCATGGAGCGACTATACATTAGACGGAGCATTTGGCAGGAAATTAGAAGTTGCAGCCTATATCTTATTTGTGCCAGGTGTTTTAAGCTTAGTATCTATGTTTGTATTTGGCAATAAACCTACAAACAATGGGTAGTCTATGTTTTGTCATATTAGCAGCTATTTTCAACGCCATTATGGATACGCTCGAAAATGAAAATTTTTATAGTTCATGGTTTAGAAACCTAAACGAACGGTTTTGGTATAAGCGGACAAGCTGGAAATATGCAAAGAAAATAGGCGGCTACAAACTTGATGCATGGCATCTGGCAAAATCCTGCATGATTATTTGTCTATTGCTTGCTATCGTTTGCTTTCATGGTCACTGGGGCTGGTTCATCGCTTATGGCATATTTTGGAATGTAACTTTTAATGTAACTTATGGTTGGATTAATGAGTGAGCCAGGGCCGCGCCACTTACTAAAGGCCATCGAGTTATTGGGCGTTAAGGAAGTGGTAGGTGTTAAACATAATCCTGTTATCATGGGCTGGGCTCGCGAGCTGAATCTCACACAATATAACGCGGATGAAATCCCTTGGTGTGGACTATTCATGGCTGTAATCATGAAACGCGCGGATCGTATCCCTGCAAAGAATCCACTGTGGGCTTTATCATGGGCTGATTGGGGATTGGCTGTAGTAGAGCCTATGCTTGGAGATGTTTTGACATTTAAACGTGAAGGCGGTGGCCATGTTGGTCTGTATGTTTATGAGACGGTTAGTACCTATGGGGTACTTGGGGGAAATCAGGGTAATGCCGTTTCAATTGTAGAAATAGCAAAGAACAGGCTGTACAAGCCTCGGAGACCTGCATATACCTTACAACCGTTGAATGTTAGAAAAGTTTATAAAGATAGTACTGGGTTAATAAGTAAGAACGAAGCATGAAGGATTAAGCCGAAAAGGGCTGTAATTATTAGCTAACAATAGCAACCTATGGGAGCTATATCAAGCTGTATCGAGCAGTTTTCTCATTTTCGGTCGTTCCCCTGGGATTTCCATCTCGGGGGTTTTTTATGTCCGTAAAAAAAACTTTAAAATAAATTTGGTTGATTAAATAAAGGTTTATATATTTGTATTACAAAACACCTATAACACATGAAACACATGACAGACACACAGTACACTTGGTCAATAACTGCTGAAAATGCTTATGATTTTATCTTTATTAAGGGAACAACTTATTTTAATAGAGATGAAAAAAAAGTGCAAGGAATTGTAAGCAAAACCAATATTATTGCTTTATTAGAAAGTTTAAAGCAAAAAAATAATTGGGTAAATTTTAAAATGATTGTTTTAAATAAATAATCTAAGTAATTAACCAACGGCCGGCAAATAACCGGCCACTTTAAACCTACACACATGACACACACATTTGACGCAATTATTGACGATGTAATCTTGCACAACAACACTTACTACATCGTTACTTCAAAAAGTAAGATTAACGGCAATTGTTGGCTTACTTGTCTCAATATCAAAGATGGCACTTATTATGGCATCCAAAATAATGAGGATTACTACGTTTTAACAGAACAAGAAATAAAACAAAAATTTCCATTTTTAACATGACCAAAAACAAACCAGGAAGAAAGAAATCGCCCTACAAGATGAAAGTTGTAAGTTTTTACATCCGTAAGGACTGGGAAAAAGAATTACGTGAACTAATTAAAAATTTTAAAAATGAGCGAACTGCTGAAAAAAGTAATTAACGACCTGCAAGCCCGCGAAGCCCGCGGCATTGAAAAGTATGGTACCACTATGGATAGAACCGACCTTAAAACTAAAGATTGGCAGCAGCACTTGTATGAGGAGCTGCTTGATGCTGCATTGTACTGCAAGAAGATGCAGGAGCCATCTATTGCAATCAAGGCTTGCGAAGCCTTCGACAATAAGCAGCAAATTATCAAGGCCATCGAAGAAATGGCTGAGTTAAGCAAAGAACTGGCAAAAGAACTTAATGACAACGGCAACGAGGATAATATACGTGAGGAAATAGCAGACGTGCTAATTATGATGGAGCAAATGGTTTTCCTGTTCGATGTCAAAAATGAGATTGCCAAGTGGCGCGAAAACAAATTGTTTAAACTTGCTAAAATCATTGAAGATGTTGACAAAAATTGAAACAATAATAAAAGAGCTAAAAGATAAAATGCAAGTCTTGAGGCAAGAAAAATCTAATATAATAGCTGAATTAGAATGTTTAGATGCTGTAATAAATACGATTATTAAAATAGAAAATAACCACAACATTAAACATACAAAAGATGCTGAAAATTAGCTTTATCCTATCCCTATGTGCCTTCGTTGGTGTGCTGATCCTGGCAATTATTGTAGATAACGAAATAAAACGATTTAAATGAAACAATGCATCCGCTGCCATAAACTAAAGGACTACGAGAGGTACCAAGTAGCACCGCAAAATAAAGACGGCTATTCATCTACTTGTTATGACTGCGTAGCACATGAACGAAATAGTCGAAAATACAACGGAGCGACAAAGGTTTGCACAGTGTGCAAGATTGACCGCTCGCTTGCCAGTTACTATGGCAAAAGCGACAACAAGCGAGATATTTGTATCACTTGCAGCAACAAGGATATTCAGGACAAGCGCGATAGTTCTATCTATTTTGAACATGATCCTTATTATAAATTTTAATATGAACAGTACCTCACTCGTTGCATTCCTGCACAACGTAAAAAAGGCCAAGGAATTTGCTGAGGACTTTAACCGGGCATTAAAGAAACCTATTTTAAAGAATTATATAAACCGTCTGGACTACATCTTGAACGACTTTAAGAGTAGCATCCTATTCCCTGACGATGTGCGCAGTGCCGTCCGTGATGAGATTGAAAGCGATGTGCTTGTAGTGGATGCCATAGTAGACCGGATCAGGTTACTTAATCCGCCACAGCGTGAGGTGATTGAGCTGATAATGGATAAGATAATTGCGGGGGAGGAAATACTTTTTGTGGATAGTGAAAAATAAATTTGTTTTATAAAATAAAGCTTTATATATTTACATCATCAAACTATAACACATGAAAAAAAACGAAAACATCCAGTGGAAATTCGAGGTAGAACCCGAATACACTCCCACACGCAGAGACATCGCTTTACTCATCGCAGCCGCTGTGCTGGTAATATTAGGACTATGCATTTAATAATACCACTTTGCATTTTATTAGTAGGTGGCCTAATAATAACACATAAAGAGCTAACCGATGATAACTGAATCCACCATTCACCAACTTATCGGTGATTACACCCTTAAGTTCCTGCGCACTCCAAAAAAAATTATAATCAACTCAGATCACTACCTTATTCTGCCTGAGTCAATAAAAACAAGATTTGCAGGCTTGTTTGAGCTTAGTTACTTTTTACCTTATAATCAATTAGAAACGATATGAATAAATACCTATTTGTCTCTAAAAACAGCGGTGCAGCTGTTATAACCGCTGAAGATGACCACAAGGCTTATCTGAAATTAGTATTGCTTTACCCAACATGGGCCTGGACATACGAATATCTTGGCACAGTTGAAAATATTACCATTATAAACTAAAACACATGAAACAAGAAATTGTAAAAAGCGCACAAGATGCGCTAAGTATTGGCGAAGTATTTTTCCGTAGCGGTTTATTCTCCGATATCAAATCCGTCCACCAAGCAGTGGTTAAGATTATTGCAGGTCAAGAGATGGGCATCAGCCCAATGGCCGCGATGAACGGCATTCATATAATCCAGGGAAAGCCTGTCGTAGGTGCTGGTTTGATGGCGGCAAGGGTTAAGTCATTCGGCAAGTACGACTACAACGTAATTGAACACGATGACAAGATTTGCTCCATCGAATTCAAACAAGGGAATAAAACGTTGGGTACTTCGACCTTCACCATCGAAGATGCCCGAAAGGCCGGTACTAAGAACTTAGACAAATTCCCAAGAAATATGCTTTTCGCTCGCGCCATAAGTAACGGAGTAAAGTGGTACACTCCTGACATCTACGAACAGCCTGTTTACGTTCCTGAGGAAATGGACTTTGCCGAAGCTAAGCCAGAAATAACCGAGGCTCAGTACAAGAAAGCAATTGAACGCATCAATGCTGGTGATTTGGAAGTAGCGCAAAAGTGCATTGATTCTTTCAGCCTCACACCTGACCAAAAGCAAGCACTTGAAAATTTAGCCGCAGCCGTCCATAGTCATGGCGGTGAAGTAACCTTTGAAATTGAATCCGAATGAATCAGGAAATAACTCTCAATGACAAAGTGCTGCTTATCAGGGATGAGCAGTGCAGCCTCACAGCTGAGAAGATGCCCGGAAATATTGTGGGTATCACAATAGTATCATATATTGAAGAAGGATTTTTCGCGCTGTCGGATGATGCAGCAATGATATTGTCTATCTTTATCAAACCTAAATTATAACACATGAGTGAAATAACAACTACCAGCGCGCTCGCGCTGTTTTACACCAACAAAGAAGAGCGCAGTTACTTCGTGCGCGATGTTATCAATCGCATCACCGAAGGCAATGAAGATCCTGAAAAAGTACTTATCACGCTTAAGTGCATGGAAGAAATTATCAAGGCCATCACTTCCAACAAAGATTTTAAGGATGCCGTAATTACCGAGGCCAGTAAGTACGGAAAAAAGCATGAGAGATTCAACGCTACATTAGATATCCGCGAAACAGGCGTGCGATACGATTATAGCAAGTGCGGTGACCTTGAATTGTTGGCACTATACACGCAATTGGATGCGCTTAATGAGCAAATAAAAAAGCGTGAGGCGTTTATTAAGACAATCCCGATTGAAGGTCTGGAAGTGCTGCAATCGGAGACCGGGGAAATAATAACTATCTATCCGCCATCTAAAACAAGTACCACGACTGTGGCGGTTACTTTGAAGTAAGAAAATTGGTATAGGCGCATCAACTTCCATTAGACATAGAACGCTGACAGCTCGGAACAGACGGCAACTTAAAAAGGTGGCTAATTCGCTACTGTTAAACCATCCGGAATTTCCGAATAGTTCGAGGTTATGCTCGATGAGATAATTTATAAGACCATTTCGTTGATGTAAACGATATGAAAAAATTTTAATATGATAACAGCAGTAGAATGGTTACTTCAAAAAGTAAATGAATACTCATGGAATGATTTCCGTATTGAGATACCAAAAGAAGTAATTGCTGAGGCTAAACAAATAGAGAAAGAGCAGATAATAAAAGCTGTTGACTCTAATTTTGAGTATAGCAATAGTGTATATCCCACGCTTGGGGAACAGTATTACAACCAAAAATATAACAAATAACAATGATACTAAAGGATATAGAAATCAAAAGAGTGGAAGCAAAGGAGGTTGCAATCTCTACCAAGAAAACCCTGAACACGTGCATATGGTGGAATACTAATGGTGTGATGTTTGCCAATGATCCAGCGGAAGATAAGAGATACCAAGAGAATTACACTATAGGTATGTCTAATCACGCAGAGCGTATATGTCTATATTCTTTTGATATTGAAGTACCAAGCTTTAAACCATGACACCAAAAGAAAAATCTATTGATTTATATAGTAAGTTTTATAGTAGAATTCAACATCATTTATCAGATGAATACTTACCACATGATAATGATGTAGTTAAACAATGTACATTAGTATCAATAGATGAAATATTATTGTTAAATTGGCAAACACAAGAAAATGCTTATTATTGGTATGCTGTTAAAAAAGAAATAGAAAAATTATGAGCGGTGGATATTTCAACTACAACCAATACCAAATAACCGAAATAATCGAATCGATTGAGGAGATTATTGAGCGGAATGGTCGTAAGAAAACAAAAGAAGAGCTAAATGATGAAGGATATAGAGACCCAAATTGGTATAAAAAATACCCTGAAGATTTGTATCATATAGAATACCCTACAGAAATATTAGACAAGTTTAAAGAAGGTTTATTGCTATTAAAACAAGCGCAAATCTATGCCCAGCGGATAGATTGGTTTTTATCAGGTGATGATGGGGATGAGAATTTTTTAATAAGATTGAAAGAAGATTTGAGTAAATTATAAAATTGTGGGATGGCGGAAGGATCGGGTTACCCGGTCGCGGTAGACGCTGGTGGCGCAGATAAATAAGCAAGAGTACTATTGCTACGCACTAACAAAGGTTTAATGCAGGTTCGAGTCCTGCTCCCACAGCTAACCCTCACTCGCTGGGTAACGCGGGCTTTAAATTTTATGAATACACTATTAACTGGAGGTATTAACCTCACAAAAATTCCAAAAGAATTATTAAGAAAAGATAAAAACGGTAATATTTGGCTAAATATTGCTACATGGATAAGAGGAGAAATTATAAATAAAGAGCCAGACCAATATGGAAATATAGCTTCTATTCAAATTAGTCAAACTAAAGAACAAAGAGAAGCAAAAGAATCTAAGATTTATATTGCAAATTTAAAAGAAGCTGATAAAAAAGAAATTGAACAAACTTTTATAATTGGAGGAAGTAAGTTTGATAGTAAGGCATATAACGACTTTGAAAATTTACCCTTTTGATATTAACTTTTCATGTGGTTATATAGGTAAACAGGCGGCCCGTTTCTACTGGCTGCAATTTTAAAACTAATAAAATGAAAATAACTGCTAAGTGGATCAAGTGTAGAAACTGCAACAAACTATTCACACAAACAATTGCAGGCCGCAAGGAATCCCTTCCAATCTGTCCACATTGCTACACTATAAATAGAAAACCATGCAAAAATTATACGATATCGACAAGTTTGGAATTGTCCGCATCTACAAATTCAAAGGTGTAATGTTTGAGGCTCACTGGGGTGAATTTATCAATAAAGAGCATCTATTTACCTGGCTTAAATCAAGATCATGGGTGAAGCCATCAACCTTGAATGATATTTATTTTGACATCCTAAAGCTTACCGATAATCACCTTAAACTTGCAAGTAACTATTATGACAAAAGAACGCTACCTACAGGCGCATGAAAACTACTTTAAGGAGCAATATCCCAATGCTTACAGAAACGGTCATTACACACCTGCTAAGATGCCTGTAGTGGCGAAAGCAAACGGACTGACTATTTTCATCATTAATTATTTGACATGGCAAGGATTCAGGGCGACAAGGATTAATGTAAGCGGCCGGTTAGTAGATAGCGTGGAAAAGACAGCATCAGGTGCTGTGCTTAGTACTAAGAAATGGATGCGAAGCACTACGAGGAAAGGAACTGCGGATATTAGCGCAACAATCAATGGCAGAAGTGTTATGCTTGAAATCAAAATAGGTAAAGACCGGCCATCCGAACATCAGTTACTCGAGCAGCAAAGGGAACGCAAAGCTGGCGGTATTTATGAGTTCTGTGTCAGTCCTGAAGATTTCTTTGAGATTTATGATAAAGTTGTAAATTTGTAAAACGATAAAGAGCAACGAATGCGAGCCGTTGCACTTTATTTGCATTCATCATGCAATAACCCCATCAGCTCGCATCTGGTGGGGATTTTTTATTTTATGGACTATAATCAATTTTTGGAAAGTAAGCGGAAAGCTCATGTTTATTCAGGATTCGATGTCGGTGAGTTGAATCCTAACTTATTTGAATTTCAAAAGTTTATTGTAAAAAGAGCCTTAAAGGCTGGAAAGTATGCAATATTTGCTGATTGCGGACTTGGGAAAACTTTGATGCAACTTGAATGGGCGCATCAAGTTTACAAGCATACAAATAAGACTATTTTGATTTTAGCACCTTTAGCAGTAAAAGGACAAACAATTAACGAGGCTATTAAATTTAAGATTCCAATTGATGGCATAGAAATAAACAATTATGAGCAGTTAGATAACATAGAAAGCCAAAAGTACTCAGGGATTGTTTTGGATGAATCTTCTATATTGAAAAATTTTGAAGGTGAGACTAAAAAGAAGATAATAGACTTATTTAAATTGACTCCTTACAAATTAGCTTGTACAGCCACTCCATCCCCTAACGATCCTATGGAGCTTGGCAATCATGCCGAGTTCTTAGACGTCATGGGTCGCAATGAAATGCTTGCAATGTATTTTGTCCATGATGGCGGTGAGACCTCAAAGTGGAGATTAAAAGGACATGCTGTAAAATTATTTTATCAATTTGTTGGCACCTGGTCAATCATGTTAAATAAGCCTAACGATATTGGATTTCAGATGCAAGATTACGATTTGCCATCATTGAATCTTATTGAAAAACAAATAATAACCAAAAAACGAGATAACGGCCTCTTATTCAACGATGCTATAATTTCAGCGACTAACTTTAATCAAGAGCTTCGATTTACTAAAATTGAGCGACTCGATGAAGTTGCGAAAATTGTAAATAACTCAACCGATAACTTTATTATATGGATAAAGCAAAATGAAGAAGGTGAGTTATTAAAAAAACTAATCCCTGAGGCAATTGAAGTAAAAGGATCAGATAGTAATGAATACAAAGAAAAGATGCTGCTTGGATTCGCAAATAATCAATTTAGGGTATTGATTACTAAAACTAAAATAGCTTCATTTGGCCTTAACTATCAAAATTGCAATAATCAAATATTTGCAAGTTTAGACTTCAGTTTCGAGGGATTGTACCAGGCCATAAGAAGGTCATACAGATTTGGACAAAAGCAAGCTGTTAATATTTATTTGATTACTACCGATACCATGTCCAACGTAAAACAAAGCATAGATAACAAACAAAAACAATTTGAACTTATGCAAGATGAAATGAGCAAAGCTGTAAATCAGAATTTAAATAATACTATTTTGAAATCAGCAACTAACAATACTGATGAAGTCGATAATGAATATTACAATATAAAGCGTGGTGATTGTATCCAGTTGATTAAAGATGTTCAAGATGAAACTGTTGGCTTCTCTATTTTTTCACCTCCTTTCGCTGATCTTTATACTTATTCATCACATTTGGAAGATATGGGTAACAGCAAAGATTACAATGAATTCCTAACTCAATTTAATTTCCTTATTAAAGAATTGTACAGAGTTATAAAACAAGGCCGAAATGTTGCAGTACATTGCATGGACTTACCCATACAAAAAGGAAAAGAAGGTTTTATTGGATTGCGTGATTTTAGTGGGTTAATTTTAAAAGCATTCGAAAGTGCTGGTTTTATTTATCATTCAAGGGTTACAATTTGGAAAGATCCGGTTGTAGAAATGCAAAGAACAAAAGCACTTGGGCTTTTACATAAACAAGTAAAAAAAGACAGCACGATGTCCAGAGTGGGAATACCGGACTACCTATTAATATTTAGAAAAGATGGCGATAGAACTGATCCAGTGAAATGCACAATAAATGTAGACACATGGCAAAAATATGCTTCCCCTGTTTGGATGGATATTGATTACGGTGATACTTTGCAAGGATATAGGAATGGCAGGGATGAAAACGATGAAAAGCATATTTGTCCTTTGCAACTTCCAACAATTGAAAAAGCAATACATTTGTATAGTAACGAAAATGACACGGTACTCACTCCATTTATGGGTATTGGATCAGAGGTATTTCAAGCTGTAAAGATGAACCGAAAAGGAATTGGATTTGAACTTAAAGAATCTTATTTTGACCAAGCAAAAAAGAATCTTGCAGCAATAGTTGAAACTAAAAAACAAACTACCTTGTTTTAATTAACTTTGCCCTGTCGGAGGTGGAATCCCGATAAATAAAACTTATTGAAATTCCCGGAGGGGGCTTCTGAGGGTGCAAGCGCATCCGATTCCACCAGAGGCAACCTTCGGGATTTTTAATTAATTACAATGGACATCAAAGTACTATCAGAACTTTTTGAAATGGGGCTTTACCCTGTGCCTGTTGATTGGGATATAAATAAAAAGAACGTAGAGAAATTCCCTGAATACAAAACAGATATTGAAGATAAAGGAGAATATCATTCTATTAATGATGTGAGCCGATGGATGCAGGACTTGAATAAGATGAATGGCCTTGCATTAAGGATGAAGCCGCCCTATTTCATGTTTGATTTTGATTTAAAGAATACTGAAAATAAGGAACTATTCAATCAGTTCTTAAATATAGTTAAAAGTACAAACGAAGATGTACTAAGGAAAGTTTGTATAGAGAAAACAAGGAACGGAGGTTATCATATTTACTCTAAGTTTAGCAAAGTTGAACATAAAAAACCACTTGCAAAGAGCAGTGAAAACAGAGAGGTAATAAGCATCTATACAGGTGGCCTATTGTCTTTTTGCTATCCAACGCCAGGTTACGAATTAATACATAACGAACTTACAGATATCGAAGAACTGACTCAAGATGAGTTCGATATGCTTTGTGCTTCGTGTATTTACTTTAATGAATACGATGATATTGAATTAAATAGGGATTCGATTATAATTGAATATCCAAAAGAATACGAAGAGCTTGCACTGTTATTTGATTTATCATGTACAGATGATCTATTTAATGAATTGCTTGAAAGCATCGATTTGTATATTATAAAAAACCCAAGATATAATCGTAAAAAATATGCAGCCTATTTACGCAAGGGTTCACTTGCTGATTATTCCGCAAAGGTTTATTTTGGTAAAGTAAAAAAGCTACTAATTATGAGTGGAAGTTTTACTGACTTCCCAAATTTTCACAGTCGTATAAGTTCGGACGATCACAGCTGGATACTTACTCCCACAAGATTCATTTATTACAAATCAAAACAAGATTGGATAACTACAATTGAAACAATTAAATTTCTGTGTGAGCATAACGATATTGAAATAACCAAACCGATTGAACAAGAACAACCAAAACAAGACCGCTCAAAATTCCCTTTTGATATCTTCCCAAGTGCTTTGCAATTATTTATTAGCAAACAAGTGATACAGCATGAATATTTGGCCGGTGGTATTTTGGCAGCAGTTTCTACGGCCATAGGGAATACTTGCACGATGGAGGCAATGCAGGGATACATCGTTAAGCCTATTTTATACATGGCCATTGTTGCACCTCCTGGGGCATCTAAAACACCTGCACTAAATAAGGCATTCAATCCGTTTCAGGAATATGATGCTGAAAGTTACAAGCATTATAAATTGGAACTCGAACGATACAAAGAGGAACTGCAAGACTATAAAGCAAGTAAAAATAAATCAGAACCTGAACCAGAAGCACCGCCATACTATCAGGTAATTATTGGAGACAGTACCATCGAGATGATTTCAAAGATTCTTGCAGTGAATGAGTATGGTTGTTGCCTTCTGAATGATGAGCTTATTGGTTTTATTAAGAAAATGAATAAATACAGCGATACAAACGATGAGCTTGAAAAGTGGCTATCCCTTTGGAGTGGTGAGCCATTACTTGTACAAAGGGTATCGCGCGGTATTGATAAAGTCGATGAGCCTTTTTGTACAATCGTCGGAGGTGTTCAACCTGGAGTACTTACCACACTTTCAGCAAACGAAAATGAACACAACGGATTCTTCCATAGGTTTCTATTTGTTTATCCGCAGCCTCAGAATAAGCAAGAATGGCAGCAAATCAATATTCCTTATGAAATACTAAACGGATATAAAAACTTCATTTTTGGCCTATTAGCGATGCGTAAGGGCATGAAATATATTTACTACATGAATGAGCAAGCCAACAAACTATATAAAACATGGCACGATGCTAAAAATAAAAAATATGATAGCTCGCAATCTGATCATATCAAGGGAATTATTGCCAAGTATCAAAACTATTGTTTGAGGTTTGCTCTTATTATCCAAGTTATGGAGGACTACAACTATCGTGAAAATTGCACGATTACCCAAGGAGCGATGGAGAAATCCATTAGATTAACTGAGTACTTTTTAGATAATATGCTAAAGGCCATGAAGATACTCACACCTGAAAGCCCAGTTGATAAATTGCTACCTGCACAGCAGTTACTTTATAGCAAACTACCACAAGCCTTTAAATTGAAGACAGCCATCGAGATAGGGGAAAGTATCGGAATAAAGGAGGCTACTGTTAAAACGTTTATAAATCGCCAAAAAGAACTATTCAGCCAAATTTCAAGGGGTAGCTATGAAAAGACCTACTAAGATTCACCAAAGTTTCAAAAGTTTCACGAAAGATTCACCTGCTGAATCTTTACTTTGTAGTGTGGGCTTGAGTTTCAGAGGAAAGTTTCAAAGATTCAAAAAACATAATAGAACTAATTTATTTATATTATTATTATATATAATATATAGGTGAAACTTTGAAACTTTGAAATTTTATATATTTTCCTATGAAATCTTGAATCTTTGAAACTTTGTAACATAACTTATTGGTAATCAAAGTACTATGAAAAAATATGCTGAATCTTTGGTGAAACTTTGGTGAATCTTTTGAATCTTTCATGCAACTTTTCGCTATCTTACCCTACCCTATCTTATCTTTGAACCATGTTTAAAAAATTACTCAAGTGGCTGGGCATTATAAAACCAGAACCAACAGTGCAGCAAGGACAGGTTAAAGAAAATTAATTTGGTAAAATATTTGTTTTTAATGTAGTTTTGTTGTATGGCTTACGACAGGGATAAGATATTGAACAAATGTTTAGAGGCTATCAAGAAGAACAAACTTGTTTTTTTTGATGAAATTTCTCAATATGTGGAGCCTGACAGATCATCATTGTACAATTGGGGGTTCGATAAATTAGACAATATAAAACAGGCTTTAGAGGATAATCGCGTTTCATATAAGTCTAATATGCGCAATCGTTGGATACAAAGCGACCAACCTACCCTACAGATTGCTGCTTACAAACTAATGGCCAACGACGAGGAATTTGAGCGACTTACACTGCAACAAATTAACTCAAACAACAACACCACTCTGAGCGGTGGTATCACATTAGAAATAGACAATGACTGCGAGCCTATCAAAGCGGTTTAAGGTTACGCCAGTTTATACGGCTAATTATCGGGCTTTACATGAGTCTGAAAAGCGGTACATTGTCAACGAAGGCGGCACAAGATCAGGTAAAACTTATTCAACAGTTCAAGTGCTAATAACTTGGGCAAGTAATGTTCCTAAGCAAAAAATAACAATTGTAAGCCGTTCCCTGCCACATCTCAAATCTGGAGCCCTTAGGGACTTTTTGGAAATCATGGATATTTGGGGACTTTACACTGAGGCAAATCATAATAAGACTGACCAAATTTACAGTTTTAAGAATAAGTCCTACATTGAGTTTGTTGGTTTGGAAGATCCTGATAAGGCTCGCGGACCTGGTCGCGATTTACTTTATGTCAACGAAGCCAACATGATTAGCAAGGCCTTGTTTGATCAGCTCGACATGAGGACAAGGAACAAAGTAATTATAGACCTCAACCCTTCTGATTTTGATGTCTGGTGCTATCACATTGCAGACGGTAACGATGCTATCAAGATTCACAGCACTTATAGAAACAATTTGAGCAATCTTCCGCAGAAACAGATTGAGGTTATTGAGTCCTACCGGGATGCGGATCCTCTCATGTGGCAGGTGTTTGGCCTTGGGCTTAGGGGTACCTCTCAGGAACAGATTTATACCCATTGGAAAGTCACAGACGAACTACCGGCCAAAGGTTCGGTTTGCTATGGCCTTGACTTTGGTTACAATGTACCGAGCGCACTTGTCAAGATTGAAACTTACGAAGTTGCCAACTATGCGGAGGAAATAATCTACCAAACGAAGCTAACAACAGGTGACTTAATCGAGAAATTGAAATCAATAGGTATTAATAGGGCGGATGTTATTTATTGCGATGCCGCGGAGCCTAAGACAATTGAAGAGCTGACAAGGGCAGGATTTAATGCGAAGCCAGCGCATAAGGATGTAACAGAAGGAATCCGAAAAGTCAAATCAATGCCGCTTTACATTACCAGGAATTCGGAGAACCTGATTAAGGAGTTGAAGACATACAAGTGGAAAACAGACAAGAACGGGAAGGTATTGGACGAACCTGTCAAGGAAAACGATCACATATCGGATGCGCTTAGATATGCTATCTTTACATCACAGGGGCAATTTAAATTTAAAATATTAGTAGGTTGAACTCGATACAAAAGGCGGTAGCCAAATTATTTAACATCAAACAAGCTCTTCCAACAGGAAGCGGCTCTTATGCTTATGTAAACGGCTCCCTTGTTTGGATGGCTGACACCTCCGAAAACTACATTCGTAATGGATACGCCGCAAACGATATTGTTTACTCTGCGATTAATCTGGTAACTGAAAAAGCAAGAATGCCCGAATGGGAACTTTATAAAGTGGTGGACGAGGCAGCTATGAAGCAATACAAGGCCGCTTTAGCCGCTAAAGATTACAAACAAGCAGTAAAGTATCGGAAGAAATCGCTTGAAGAAATTACCACTTTTAACAGCCGTACAGGACGATGGGCGGAGTTATTAATGTGGCCAAATGAAAACGAAACCTTTGGCGATTTTGTAGCCAACGGAGCGGCTTATAAAATGCTGACCGGTAATAAGTTTTGGTGGGCAAATTTACTCGATGCAGGTGCCAATGCTGGGATACCCATAGAGCTGCAGGCTCTCCCATCGCAGTACATGACCATATTGGCAACATTGGGATTCCCAAATAGAGTAGTTGGGTATAAGTTGATGGCTACGGAGATGCTGAACTTTACTCGTGAATCAGTCATGCACGAAAAATATTGGAACCCTGAGTACTATTGGCAGGGCTCACATCTTTACGGGCAATCTCCGCTAAAGGCAGCATTGAAGAATCTCACACGAAACAACTATGCCAAAACAGCCTCAGCGGCCAAGTTTGAAAACGGTGGAGCAGATGGTATTTTGTACGTAAACGATGATCGCATCCAACCTGAGGAAGGTTTGGAACAAGCCAAAGCAGTTAAGCAGGTGCTGGCCTCTCAATACAGCGGTGCTTCCAACAGCGGTAAGATTGCAACAAGCGGCTTTCCGGTCGGATTCATCAAGGTGGGAGATTCAGTGGTGGACTTGAATATTTTGAAGGCTGAAGACCTTGACCTTAGGAGGCTTGCCAATATTTGGGGCGTTCCTTCGCAGTTGCTGAATGACCCTGATAACAAGACCTACAACAACCAAAAAGAAGGGGAAAAAGCACTTACGCAGCGATGTGTGATGCCTCACCTTATTGCTACACGTGATCACCTAAACAAGAAAGTGCAAAGTGACTGGGGGTTAAAAGGAGAAAATGTTTACATCGACTTCGATGCTGATTGTTTTCAGGAACTGCACGAAGACAAGGCGGAGAAATGGAAATGGGTAAAAGAGCTGCCAGTACCTGAGGCTTACAAGCTCGAGATGATGGACTTAGATGTCCCTGCAGATTTGCCGAAAGACCTTATCTTATTTGATAGTGGTAAGGTGACTTTGCAGGAACTTTTGGCTACAATGGATGAAACCCAGCTTGCACAGATTCAATCCAACTTGAACGGCAGCGGAATGATAGATTATGAATCAGGAGAACCAAGCTAAAATACAGGAGATAGTAAACGAAACTATCCCGATACTAAAAACAGACTGCCCGTTGAAAAGGATACATAAAAATGGGCTTAGACACATGATGACCGAGAAAATATGGGAGCTGATAAAACATTATGAGCAGAAGGGAGAAAATAAGAAAGAATGAACGGTTTAGACGCAAATACGAGAAACTATTTTACGATAGGATTCTCAAAGCATTAGTGTCTCAAGTAAAGTCATTTACCTCAGACATCAAATCTTCAGGCTTCTCAGTAGCTCAATCCAGGATGCAAACAACACTTATCAACGCCAATATCGGGCCGGTGATTCAGCGGTTGTATCTTGTGGCAGGAAAAGCGAAAGCAGGGGAAGTATATCAGCGGTTGAGAAAGGAATCAAGGCAGCAAAAAAACATGGGCTTTAACGCCACATGGACTCAGCAAATACTCGATTATTTTGGTTTATTTTTGATGGATAAAGTAGTGGTGCCTATCACTGCCACTACTAGAAAGATGATTGAAGAAAAAATAGCACAGATGATTACCGAAGGCCGTTCCATCGAGTGGCTGGTGCAGCAAGTGGAAACTTCGCAATTTCTTGCATGGAGGGCGCGAATGATTGCAAGAACAGAATCCAATAGAGCTATCAACTTCGGTGCCAACATGGGAGCGCAGCAAACAGGATTCGCTACTTGGAAGGAGTGGGTCGCGGTGCATGACAATAGAACCCGTCATAGTCACCTTGAACTTGACACGCAGAAAATAGACATGAATCAGGAATTCCTGCCAGGTCTTGCTTACCCTGGAGACCCGAACGGTGCGCCTGACCAAACAATAAATTGTAGGTGCCACTTGGAATACTCCATCAAACGCGATGCCAATGGTAAGCCCATCATGGGAGCCGGTCGCACGTACACAGTAAGCCGCAGGCAATCACGCACAGCTCAACGATTAATTAATATGCTAAACAATCAATAAATGAAGAGTTTTTTCAATACTAAGAATTTCAGCGGTGGGCTGATTGATTTATCAGAGAATGACCGCAGAGTAAAAGTTGCCATCTCACAAATGGGCAGCAAAGACCTTGACGGGGATGTCATCGACTCAAGCGCATACACTAAAACATTGAACGAACGCGGTCCTAAAGCAAAAAATCAAATTTGGCACCTAACTGACCATAATCCTTCGCTTAAATCAGCCGTAGGTAAATTTAGTGAGCTATTTGTTGAGGGTGATATGTTGGTAGGGGTAACCAATATACCTAATACTACCTGGGGCAACGATGTATTGGAGTTCTACAAGAGCGGACATATTACCGAGCATTCAATTGGATTCAGGACTATTAAGGAAGAAACAAAAAGCGATTACAACCTGATTAAAGAAGTAATGCTGTACGAAGGTTCCGCTGTTTTGTGGGGCGCGAATCCAAATACACCTACTTTGTCGGCAGGCAAGTCCATATCTAAAGAGGAAGCCAACAGCGAATTAGAACAACTAAACAAAGACCTTGAGCTTGTAACTAAAACTCTTCGCAATGGAAACATTAGCGATGAATCGTTTGAACTTGTCGAAATGAGGTTACAAATGCTCAATGAACGTATAAAGAATTTATTTGCAGCCATCCAGCAGCAAAATGAAACCATACAACCGGCCAAGGCCATTGTACCGGACTACGCAAAGGAAATGCAACTGATTGATAACATAATAAAACTATTCTAACAATGGAAAATGAATTGAAAGCCATCGAAGCAGGCGTTAAAGGCTTCAACGAAAAAGCTGCCCAGTTTGAGGCTGGCTTGAGCGAAGTAAAATCTTCAGTTAATGTATTGCGTGACGAAGCCGACAAGAATCAAAAAGCACTTGATTCTTTAATTGCTGCACAAAATACTATTGCTAAGACATTTGAAAGCAAGAAGTCTTTTGGACAAGTTTTTGCTGATCAAGTGAAAGAAGAGTGGGCTGATTTGTCAAAGTCCCTTTCTCGTGGTGGTGGCCGTTACAAGATGGAACTGAAAGCTGTTGGTAACATGACCATCTCCAATAACCTTACTGGTGATAGCGTGGTAAACTATGGCACCAACGCCATCCTGCCCTCTCAGATGCCTAACTTCCGTGATTTGATTAGAACTTCTAATAGTTCTACTTTGGTGCAGGCTTATTATCGTGAGTCAGCCGGTGAAGGTTCAATCAGCGCACAAACTGAAGGAAACGCTAAGACTCAAATCGATTTTGATTTGACAGAGGTTAAAACCGTTACTAAGTATGTATCTGGTTTTGCTCGTTTTTCAAAGCAATTGGCTAAGTCTTTGCCTTTCTTCCAACAGACTCTCCCTACCATGCTTTTGAGAGAGTTTTACAAGGCTGAGAACAGTGCTTTCTACACTACCGTTTCAGGTGCTGCAACTGGCTCAACTACCACTTCAGAAACTGATGACGTGAAGGCATTGATTGACTATATCGCTAATCAGCGCACTGCTCTGTTTGATGCCTCTTATGCTTTGGTTAATCCTACTCAGTTGGGCCGCTTGAATAAGCTGACCTATACTAACGGGTACTACAGCGGAAGCGGTGGCGTGGTAACTGCTCCTAATGGCTCAATGACCATCTCAGGCGTACCTATCATTGCCGCTCCTTGGATTGCTGACGACAAGGTACTGGTACTGGATAACAACTTTATCGAGCGCGTTGAAGCTGAAGGTTTGATGATTGAATTCTTTGAGCAAGATTCTGACAACGTTCAGAAGAACTTGATTACTGCACGTATCGAGTGCCTTGAAGAAGTAAACCTGATGTTCCCTGCTTCTGCCATCTTCGCAGACCTTGGTAACGTTGCCTAATTAATAAGGGGAGGGGTAACTCTCCCCTAATTTTTACTTATGAAGAAAGCTAAAATAATTTCCGCATTTATCGATAAGTTTACACGCCAATATCATAATATTGGTGAGGTTATTGTGATAAGTGAAGAACGGTTTAAAGAACTATTGAACAAAAATAAAATTGAACCATATGGCGAAGAAACCAGTGAAAGTAAAGCCGCTGTGCTGAAACCTGAACGCAAAAAGAAAATAAAGTAATGTACTACAACGAAGCGCGATATAACGTACTTACCGAGACCGGCCCAGAACCGATTAGCATAGACGATGTCAAATTTCAGTTAAACATGAGATTTGATACGACTACGGACTACGACTTCAACGATGATGATACTTTCATTGCTATGTTGATTAGCAATTGCAGGGAAGCGGTAGAAAGGTTCTGTGAAATTTCCATCATTGAAAAGTCCATCGAAGCCGAACTTCGTAATGAGTGCGGTAATATTGTTCTACCTGGCGCGCCTGTTGATGAAATTACTGCCATCGTTGATGCGGATGGTGATACAGTGACTCAATACACTGTAAGAGGTGGTAAGTATCCTTACATTGTTAGTCCAATGTACGATTATTTAAAAGTAACTTATTCGGCCGGTTACCCTTCCGTAGGTTTACAAGTTCCTAAATCATTAAAGCAGGCCATTGTTGAAGAGGTTGTTTGGAGGTATAATAACAGAGGGGAAAGTAACGATGCAGGAATTCAGAGCGAACAGGCAAGAAAGTTGTTATCACAATTTAAATTGAAATCTTGGCTCGTTTAGGTGACTTTTGGCATATAGCAACATTTAAGACCGTATCTAAGACAGAGGACGGTAGCGGAGGCTATTTCGATAGTTTCAGCAATCTTTGTACTACGCGTGGAAGTATGACAAGAACAGGAGGAGCAAGGGTTTTTATTGATGGAAAAGATATGATGACAGACCTTTGCGACTTTGTTTGTTTCTACAAGACATCGTTAGAGGATCATATAACAAAAGATACAGTTATAGTAATTGAGAGTAAAACTTATGAAATATTAAATTATTGGAGGCAATTGGAAGATAGGCGTTTTTATACTTTTCAAATTCAGCGGATTAGTTGAGCAAGTTTATAACTATAGAGACAAAAGGATTCAAGGAAGTTGAGAATTTTTATAAATCGCTTAATAAGAATTCTCAGGCTGCCATGAAGATTGAAATTACAGACATGGCGCAAAAAGTTAAAGCAGATATGCAGCGTGATGCTCCGGTATATGTTGCAAGGTTAAAGAATTCAATCAGCTACGAACAAAAAGGACTTAGCGTTGAATTCGTTGCTCAGACAGATTACGCTGCCTACATGGAATTTGGTACTAAAAAGAAAGTAAGTGTTCCTAATTGGGTTGGAGGTTATGCTGCACAATTTAAGGGGCGTGGAAGTGGTGGAGTGAATAGCAAAAAAACTATTGAGCAGTGGGCAAGTAAGAAAGGCGTGAATGATTGGAAGGCCGTGTGGTGGCACATCATGAAAAACGGAGTTAAAGCGCATCCTTTTTTCTTTACAACAAAAAACGGCCAAAACAGGATTGAACTTATTAAAAAGGGTTACCTTGAAGCCTTAAAACAAGGGCAGAAAAACGTACAACGATGACAGATTTCGGAACGGCATTAAGAGCATCATACATAGCTGCATTGGACGGCAACGTTCAATACGGCATTAAAGATGTGCCGTTCATGGATGATAAAGCTGAGACTGACGAATTCTTTTATGTTCGGGTTACGACTCAAAACATGACCAGCGCAAACACGAAAAGCTATTTTGCAGGTGAATGCGATGTGAACTTGCAAATCGTTTCGGTACAAAGGTCAGCTACAAGTAAAACAATCCCTGATGTAATTGCAAGCCAAATTACAGACATACTTTTTCCAACGGTGACTACCAACGGATTAAGTATCGATGCGCCTTACAAAATTAGCTACGCAAAGCTCGTGAACACAGTGGACGATATTGCAATACAAACGGCAAGAGGATTCGAGATTAAAAAAACATTGGTAATTAGAAATAGGGTCATACAATGATGTTGGGTTTCGCTCCCATATCAGCCTTACCACTTTCAGCACTACCAAGCGCAGGGAATATAATTTACTTGTCTATCGACACGGCCTATTATAACGTTAATATGCAAACGTTTGTCATAGGAGTGCATGAATACAAATTATTGGCATGGAAGTCTATTGTGGAGCCACAACTTGCAGATAAAAGTAAGTTAGATACGAGGGGCATTGGATGGCCATCAACCTTTGAAACAAACATAACAGGATGAGCTTATTTAATAAACAAACATTAATCACCATAACGCTTGACTGTGGTACTTCGGTAGTCGGAGCTACAACAGCAAGGGTATTGTATAAAAAACCGAACGGAGACACCGGTTATTGGACAGCTACACCATCGACGCAATATTTGATATATTCAGTATTGAGCGGTGATATTGATCAGTCCGGTGTGTGGGAGTTTCAATCTTATGCGGTGTTAAGTGGCAAAGTGGCGTACGGTGAAATCGTTTACAGAGCATTCAAGGAACCAATTTTATAAATAACACAAACAACAAATAGCAATGGCTACAGAACTTTTAGGGTCAATAGTTACCCTGCAAATTTCAACAGATACTACAGGTGCAACCGGCCTTAAAACCATTACCTGCGAAGAGTCTTCAGACTTCAACCTTTCAGCAAATGTAAACACTACCAAAACGAAGTGTGGTAGCTTTGCAGCTGTTGATATTCCTGAAGGAACCATCAATTTCAGCGGTGTTGTTAATGGCGCGCCTGGAAGTACCGAGTTGTCATTCAATGACCTCGCAGGATACACCAATAACAAGACTAAACTTTACGCTAAGTATCAAAATGCTATCAGCGGTTCCGTTGCTGTAGGTACTGCCGTTTATGCTACCGGTGTAGGCTATATTTCAAGTATTCAGGTTACAGCTGCCGAAGGTGATTTGATTAAGTTTACTGCGACTTTCACTTTCAGTGGAACTATTGATACAACTGTTTAATAAAAACGACCAATAAAATGAGTAAAAACTACATGACCCTATTTTTGGGAGGCATGGAGCGTGGTTTAAAGTTTAACTTTGGAACGCTTCGCTTCCTTGGGGAAATAACAGACAGCGACCCGTTGAAATTTGCAGGAAGTGGCAACCCTTCCGATCAGTTCAAGTTTGTGAAGTCTATAGTTCACGCGGCCTTGTTAAGCAATTATCTAAGCCTCAAGAAACAACCAGACTTTACAGATGCGGAAGTAACCGATTGGGTTTCTGACCTTGGCATGGAAGATGCTACAAAGGTGACTCAGGCTTTCACATTGGCTTTTTCGGTGGAGGCACCCGGTACAGCCGACACACAGCAATAGTGAGCCGTTCGGTTGGTCGGAATTGTTAGCCGAGGCTTACGGTGAAATGGGTCTCCATCCTTGGGAGCTTGACCAGTACACTATGGAGCAGTTTGTAGCCAAACGGAAAGGATTCATGAAGCGCGAATTGTCGGAGTGGCATAGGGTCAGATTTGTGGCTTATTATTCGGCTGTAGGCTATTT